AGATAAGATTTGCCTTTCGACTCCTTAAATCCAAGATACGTTTCACAAAAGTTCCAAAACTCCGTCTCCATAGCCGGATTGCTCACACATAGCCTATCATCCCCATTGATGAGAAGTTCCTGTAACAGATCTTCAAGAGGTCTCTTGTCGCCGCACCTGCGACGATTTGAGATGTGAGCAACCAACACTTCGAAACAAAGAATCGGAAATGACGTCTTCTCACCCATTAGAGTACCGAGACTCTGGTGGACCGGCTCAACCCTTCCCAGATCTTTCATCGAGGGGAAGAGGAGCGGGCCAGGGTAAGTGACGTAGTGGTCGCCATTGCAGGCGCGAATGATCGACTGTGCATCAAGTGGCAGGTGCATTACGAGAACATCCATTAAACAATCACGAAGATAACCGACAGTTCCGTCGGAAGCCCCGCTGAAGTCCGAAGACGCCCACATACGACCCTCAATGTTCGTCGACCTATTCATGAGATCGATCAAGTCCAAAGTACTAGGAGCTTTTCCAACCAAACGAAAACAGGGAACTGTCTTGTTAAATCGAAACGCGCTCTGTTGCCAAAAAGTGCTCACATACTGAAGAGCAGCTTCACCCTTGGTGATGATCCGTACTTTGAAAGGTTCAAGGACACAGGCGACCTTCGCCAGGGCCTCTTCCCGATCACAAGCACGAAGAGCATCAATATAGATCTCATTCATCCACAGTTCTTCCGCGGAGGGAAAGTGATAAGTCTCAAACCATGAATTATTATAGCGGACCCCGTCCACAGTAATCTCTTCGTAGAATGTCCGACTCTTCACCTGAGGGATCTCTTCTCTCTCCGCATGATCCAACCGACGTTCGTACTCTTCATAGTCGTACGCGTGACGTGCTTCCCGGAACATCTGCTCTTCAGAGCTTTTGAAGTTCACGAGTCCCTTCGTGCGCTTGCACTTGAGGTCCGAAGCCACAAAAGTTGATGCCAGGCACCACCATTGGACTCTGTTCGCCAAATACACGTGACATGAAGTATCAGATTTGTCCAAACTGCCCTTTCGGGTTCTCGTAGCATGCACTGTTAGATGCAGCCACGGGGTCCATCCACACTCCCGAGTAATAGTCATCCGCAATGAATGCGGCAGCCTTTTCGAGGAGGGGCATGATCGTGCGTACCGCACTCTCAATTTCCCGTTTGTTCGGTTCCATTGTTTTTCCAACGCTCTGACGATGCTTGTGCATAGTGACTACAGCTGCTCTCTCAGAGAGACGACAGGCTGCATTCTTCATCTTGAA